TATCTAAGGTATGGATAATAGAGCTATAATTATTTCTTCTTCTTAGCTCCAACATCATATTTGTTCTTATTTTCCTTAGCTATCTGTAATTGTTTGTCAGCAATCTCTTTCTGAGTCTGTAATTTCTGACGCTCAATATCTAACTTCTGAGAATTTGTAGCATTCTTATTAACTTCCTGCTCACGTTTAAAACTCATAGTGTCCTGATAGCTTTGTTGTTTCTGAATATTAGCTAGAACATCTTGATAATCAGACACTTGGTTCTTATCAATATCCATCATAGCACCATAACCTGCTGATCTAATCTCAGCAAGAGTGATGTTATTTTGTCTATCAAGATCTGCTTGTTCAGCTTTAAACTGAATGTCCATTTGTTTCTGACGTTCTTGAGAAGCAAGCATTTCTTCCTGCATTTTCTGTTGAGCTTCTTGTTCTTGTTGTTTAAGAGCATTAGCTTTTTCTTCTGCAGATTTAAGAACACCTGTTAATTCAGCTATAGATTCAGACTTAATAACATTTCCTAAGTCAAAGATTGTAGCACCCGTAGTATTATTGTTAATAGCAAGTTGACGTAACTGCTCCATAACATTACGTTGGTTAGTCTTTGTTGTACAGAAGATATTAAAATCTCTCATTAAAAGATCTGTTCCATTCATTTGGAAGTTGATCTTCTCATCATTACCTGTAATATATTGAAGTCTTAAACTAGGTTTCTTAGAATGGTAGTATTGAGCTAAGTCAGTTCTCATTTGGTGAACTCTTGGCATTAAGTAATCACTATGTTGTGTGAAGTACTGTTCTGTCTGAGCATAAGATGCATTCATAGCTTGTTCCACACCAGTGGCAGTCTGCTGCTGAGCTATCTGTTGTCCCATACGTTGTTGGTTAAGACCAACCACTTCAAACGCTTGGTTCTTAAAATAAGTAGCTAAGTTCACTCTAGATAACAAACGGTTTGTTTGCTCTAAGTTTAACACTTGGTAGTGTTGAAAGTTAAGAGCATTCTCAGTGTTTGTAATAGAAGTATCCAATGGCAACATTTGGAAGTTCTTCATAGCCACATAGGCTTTAGCCAGATTATTTTTACCCCAGTCTTCTCCCAAGGAGTGACGAGGTAAAGCATTCTGGTCTAACATGATCACCGTGCCGAGTTCATCTACTAAAATGTCTGCGATCTGGTTATTCACAATATTGTAGCCTATTTGGTAGGGCTTCATTAGATCAACCAATGAAGTACTCCTAGTATTTCTATCACCAAATACAGATCCTTCCACTGGAAGTTTACATCCGTATAGTGTACTATCTCCTTTAAATTGGAATGGTATCTTACCTGGTCTACCACCGTTAAGACCTAGGTAGATTGGGTTAATACCACTTGGGTTATTCATTCCCCAGAATGCTGGTCTATTAGGACCAATCTTTACCCCACCCCATGTTTCATTAATCCAAATCCAATCTACGTGTTCACCATAGATTAAGTTGTCTTTAGATTTCTGTTTGTAAACCACAGTGTTATACTGAGGTTTCTCAGTGATCTTATAATCTTCACTGATAATATCTTGAATAGTTTCTCCTTCTTCTGTAATACGTGTAAGATGACCCACCTTACGTTGACTCTTCCAATAAATCTGAGAAACACGTAATAAGTGTGTTTTACCAAAATCAACCGTGTCTTCTGAATCTGATAAGATCCATTCAACTATATCTCCTGAACCAAATTTAGTATCATAAAGAGAAGCATATTGTCTATACCCTAATGATGGCATCTGAGTATTCCAGTCATGAGACTTTGTAGGATCATAGTAAGTTCCATCATTTTGGTATCCTTGTACAGCATAACCAGCTGATCTTATAGGATAAATAGCTTCTAAAGCTTCTAATTGATCTTGACTCATCATCCAACCATACTTGTCAATAACGTCTGATACAGACATCATATCCATTTTACCTACCCAGTTACCCTGAGAAATGTAACGTACATCTGGAGATTTATGATAGAATGTTAAAAGAGGATTCCAAAGCTCCACCTCATAATCATCTTCATTCATCTTAAAATGCCAAAACTCTCTATCTGTAATAAGCATGTCTCTAAAAGCACGCTCTTCTAATTCTTGTAAACCAAACTTCTCAGTGTCCACCTTCATCTGATGGGTAGCCCACTCTTCAATCATAGATCTATAATCCTTTTTAAAATACGCCTCAATTTCAGGAAGAGTTTTTAATTGTTCAGGATTAAGCATTTGTTGAGCTTCCTCAGACTCAGGATCAAGTCCTTGGTTAATCATTTGGATTAAGACCTTTTGTTGAGCTTGTTGTAATAAATACTCCTCAACCATAGATCTTTTCTCTTCTAACATCTCATTATAAGAGATGTCATCAATAGCTCTAAACATAATCTTAGAGGTACGTTTACTAAATTCATTAGTAAGTACGTTGATTACGTTAGGAATAATAGGATAGAATTTAAGTTCTAAAGCTGATTCATCTTCTTTAGTTAATGTATCTATAAGATCAGCCATCTCATTGTCTTCTTCTACAATGTAATCAGCTTTGTCAATAATTCCTTTAGCAAGCTTGTAGTTTTTCATTAATCTACGAGCATTACGTTTAAGTTGCTTCATACCCTGAAACTCTAGCCAATCTAGATTCCATGCTCTCCACTCCTCATCCTTCTCTTTTTCAGCCAGAAACTGAATAGGTTGGGTTAACGTACCCATCTTATTATAGTCAGCTTTTTTACCAGCTTTGAGATCCATTGCGTTATATATCTGCATGATTCTTAATTGTTTAAGTCTAAATCAGCTGTAAAAGTTCTAGCTGATCCAGTTATAGAAGTTGAACTAGAGGTGTATGTAATTGGATTACCATTAATGGTTCCATAAGGTTGAATAGGTACTGTCCATGGTGTAGTAGTTCCAGTTGACCAACCTGGTGTTGAACTAACTGTTAATTCCACCTCTTCCTCCTTTAAAATAAGTAAAGCTTCCTCTAATGTGAGAGAACTTTCTTTTATTAAACGAGATAGTATGGCTACTTTTTGAGCATGTAATGGCACTTCTTGTTGCATTATCTTATATTTTTAAAGGGATTTCTAGAAGGTTGATTGTTTCCAGCACCTCTCTTGGAACCGCCCATATGTCTGAATGGACTCCAATTTAATTTACTAAATTTTTGCGAGTTAACCAAATTTTCATTTGTAACTTCTACACGTTTAGCCAGTCCTCTGTTAGATTGTTGCACCTTTGCAAAGGCTATTAGAGCTGAAAAAGCTACAAGTCTATCCACGTTCACCCCATCTTGGTAAGCTTGCATCTCTTTTAGAAGCATTGGATCAGGTATTCTTTCCACTCCATAAATAGTCTTTACAATAGTTCCATCAGGAGTAGTTTCAGTGTCTAGCTCTTCTTTTAAAAATTCAATAGCATAAGATAGGACCGTTCCTTTGAATAATGTACCCACGTTCTTCCATCCATATTCCTGGAATACATTACGATTAGCTCCTATATCTTTTAAAAATAAGATCATGTCTTTAGGAACTAGATATCTTTGTTTCTTTTTAGAGATCATATATTGTATAAACAAAGCTACGTTATTCTCCACAATAGTCCAGGCATTATACCATTCTATAAGTAATTCTAGTCTTTCATGGGTTTTATTGATATCATCAAAACGTCCACACCAGCTAGCTACTATCTTATCTCTCTCAATTGTGTTACTCACCTTACCGTTTCCGTCATCTTTAATCACTTCTACAGGATTCTTGTAAATGTAAATAGCACATAGTGAGTCAGATGTAGTTGTCTTACCCTCACTCACTGGATCGACTGACCCATAGTACATACCAAAGCTTGGATCTTTATGAGGTCTTTCATAAATACATAACACTCCTTCTTTATCTTCTGTCTTTTTAGATATGGGCCATTCTGTAATTGGTATCTTTCTAGATGGTCTATCTATAATCTTTCCATCAGAATCTCTAGATAGTTCAAGATATTCTACAGGATATTGTTTATCTTGAATACGTTGTTGTTGTCTAGCAATCAAATGTGGAGCAAATATAGATAGCTTTCTAGTTGCAAAAGCTTCTTCAATATTACGAGGATGCTGGGATATTTCCAGCTGATAAGCTGCCGGTTCAAGATCTTTCTTAAGTTTTACAAACTCTTCTTCTAAAGCTTGTAAAGCCTCAGTGACTAGAGAGTTACCGTATTTGTCAATATAAGGGGGCATAGACCACTGTTCAGGAATAAACAAGCCAGTTACTCCAATCGTTCCTTTACCGTCTATAAGGTCAGATTTGACCCCATAGAATCCATTCTCCTCAGGTTTATCTATGTAAAGTTTCAAAGGTTCACATTGATCAAGGTCTCCCACTGATCCTGCAGCAATAAACTGACCTGTAATCATATGACCAGACTTAAGTGCTGGCTTCATATATCCATAGGTGTCATTCATCTTTGGAGCAATACCTGCCTCCTCGTGAAAGAAATAAGTTACAGGTCCACCGACACCGTGTGTAGGATCTTTCTCAAATGAGTATAAGTTGATAGAAGACTTTAATCCTCTATAAGTATCTCTATTTGCTACCCTCACTTTAATCTGTTGGTTCCATGCTCCCACCTTATCTGGTTCAGCTGGTCTATACCATGCTGTATGTTCATTTAGGAAGTTACGATATTCTGTTAAGAATTTCCAAGATCCTTTTTCATTGATATAGTCTTTAAGACTTGCTCCTATTTTAAGTACAGCTCCTTCTTCAAATACCCATTGATTAATTAACTTAGCCATATGGAAATAAGAAGATGCTATCTGACGTTTCTTTAAAACAATAGCATGCTTCCAATGTAATTCTGCTAAATGTTCATATAGAGCTAAATGATACTGAGCATCTCTCACCTTAGCAAAGTCAAACCTTTTTTCTTCCTTATCATAAATAGGTAGGAAGTTTAACCACATGTAATAGTCTCTAGAAATAAACCAGTTTTTATCACCACTATGGATTATAACACCTTTTCTACATTTATTCTTTTGGTCATCCCAGTATTTAACAAAGTCTTTACTTCTTACTGGAGATGCACAATAGTATCCTTGCTTCTGAAACTTACGTCCCTCAGCATTAAATATAAGAGATGTTTCATCAAACTCATACTGTCCTGGTTCTTTAAATAAAGATAAAAGATAGTCTCGGAACTCCTCACGTGAATAAAACACGGTGGTATCCCAAGACCCATCTTTATAGGTTGGTATTTCTAAATATATATTATCTGATTTCTCCACGTGTAAGATCTTCTATCATTCCTACATCACCTTTTGTACGGTGAAGCATATCTAATAGGGTGTTTAAATGTTTACTTTTTAATACAGCATGATGTTGGCTATTACTCCAATACTCATTATAAACATTTCTTGGAATAGCATTCCATAACTGATTATATGAATTGTAATGAAATACCCAATCAGACATATAACTTGATTCTGGTATTAAGTGTTCACCAATAGCGGCAAACTCTTTAATTTCTAGGTCTGTGTACACTTCTGTTTTCATAGGTTATTTGTTTTAGCTGTAGGAGAAGGACTCGAACCTTCAAACAGTGATTCAAAAAGTAGCATAATGCTTGCAAGCTGGTGGTCAACCCCATACTACTTTTCTATTTCATAATCTGTGCCCACGAGACGAGTGGGTGTGTATGCCTAAGTATGCTGAGATACTTTTTTTCACCATCCTACAATGTTGTAACTTATTACGTCAGTGGAAAAGTTACCAAACCATCTAGCTTACGATCTAGCTCTTGTAGTGTGCCTATTTAATAAATAAGCCTTAGAGGAACTACGACCCCGTGTACTTAGGGAACATTATCTTTATTGATCATATGCTAAGTCTTGTCCTCCTCTTACAGAAGACTGTTGTTCATCCATTAAGTCTTTATAGATTCCTTTATAAGATTGTCTTACAGAATCAAACTTCTCAGCTATTCTAAGAATGCCTACAGCTGATCCGTCTCTACCAAAGGTAGGGGTTTCTGTAGCTAGCACCTTTCCTAAATTATCTAAAGCTGTTTTAATTCCATAATATGCTCTTGATGTTTCTGTCTCATACATTTGTTTACATCTTCTTAAAGCATGTGCTATCTCATCTTCCTCTGGAGAAAAATCTCCATTTACCTCTTCTAATATCACTTCTTCTTTCTCACTCTCTGGAAAATGAAAGAAAGGATTTAGATCTGGATTAGGACAGGTCATGTAAAACAGATATGTATATATGTTTAAATACTCTGTAGGATGAGAGACCATTAAGTCTTTAAGGAACTTTAATGTATAGCAATGTTCACTAGGTGTAACATTTCCATTCTGTATATCAAATAATCTTACCATTAGTTCCAATGTTTATTATATGCCTCAAAATAAAAAGTGAGGTCTTGTTTAGTGTCATCATAGTATTCTCCTACAACATCACTTTTAAATCTACTACCTATATTTTCGTACAAGCTAGTAGTTATTATTGTACCTGTCACTTTATTTCTAAATAGTTTGTTAAGCCATGTATATGTTCCTCCACGGATAACACCTGCTTCTACTAAAAGATAATATTTATATTGGACATCTGAAAACTTAAACCATGCATCTATATCTTGGTCTGCTTTTCTAACATACTTATGTTCATCTTCATCTGGATATGCTACATGTATAGGAAGTACATCACACATCTCACCATGTTTACTTAAGTTATGAGCTACGTGCATAGCTACAGTGGCTGAATAGTCAGGACTCACCATAACTACAAGTGTATTTTCAGCTGATATATCTGGATACTTTTCAATAACCTTATTGGTGAGTGTAACAATAAGCTTTTTTTCTTTAGCTGCTGTAACTAATAATGGTTTTCTCATTAGTATTTAGGTTTTAATCTACTTCTATTATCTTCTAGCCAATGTATAAGAGCTATTGCTTCTGCTTTTAAATATGGTACGTCATAAGGAATAACATCTTTCACTATAGGATTGCCTGTAGAGTCTAAAGCTGTTACAGGATTATCATACTTATCTCTACCAGATTCTTCAAATAGAATATGATGTATAATAAGTTTACCTGGTTTTAATTTAGGATTGTGTTTAAGAATAATAAACATATACATAGATAGTTGTAATGCATAATGCATAAAGTTACAATCATCTAAATGTGATAAAGGAGATGACATTTTCTGACTAACGCCTTCCCAATTGGTAAAGCTTTCTGTCTTAATTTCTTTATTAGTCTTATAGTCTGTAATATGTACCTCTCCATTAATCACCTCAACAAGATCTGACTGACCACAAATGCCGGCAGATTTAAGGTAGACTAAATGTTCTGGATAGATACCATCTGTTAATTTCTGAGAGGGAGAATACTTACATCCTTCTTTTTCTATAGGAGTGAATACAGGAACAGTGACACCATGTCTTTCAATAGTGTTAAGTTCACATATATCTGCTTCTCTACAATTATGATACCATGTACCTAATGTAGTAGCACGAAGAGCTTCTGCTTTCCAAGCAGCTTTAATATCATCAGGAGTCATACCATACCATTTAGACTTTTTATTCTTTGCAGACTTCTCTGCAATTTTATCAGCGTCAAATGGTTGTTTGAAATTACCTATAAAACTAGTGACAGATAACCAATTAGTTAAGTCTGTTACATCTATACTTCTATACTTGTGATCCTCTGGTGTAAATATTAATATACTCATAGTCCTAGTTTTTGGTTAATTAAATCTTCTTCTTCTTGTGTAAGCTCAGCTTTCCAATGTCCCTTTGGACATTCTGAAGACAAAGATCTAGTCTTAAACCCTAGGGAACATCCACAACCTCCTAGTTTTTCATTACAGCAAGGATGTGTTCCTACCACCATACATCCTACACCCTGCACATCGTAAAGTGCACATTTCTCACATATCTGCATTCTCTGTTGTGCAATCTCTTCTACATCCTCTTTCTTAAATATGGAATTAGTCACTCCCTCTAGTATCTGACCTTTTGTTTTCCATAGCTTTATTATGTTTTCTCTTAGGCTCATCTGTTGATGTTTTATGTAGTTTAATAAACTCTTTCCTCGTCTGCTCTTCTTCCATAATCTTTTTCATAGCCTTCATATCAAAAAGATTTTCATCTGTTCTAAATCTTGTCACCTTTTCTTGCACTCCTTTTTGCTTTAAGTTCTCTTTAAACCTTTCAAGCATTTCTATCATGTCATCTAGCTTCCAATGTTTTATAGTGAAATCTCCTAGATTGGTTATATGCACTCTACTGTGTTTTAAACTAGAAAGACTCTTTCTTACTTCCTGCCAATAGAAGTCAATGATATCTTTTATCATTTGTTCAGGTAGGTCTAGTTCTTTAGCTACCTCTGGGATCAGTTCTTTTGCTTTTTTAGGACGCAACTGATAAGAATTTAAAATCTAATAATACATTCCCCTTACTATGAACATTCATAATAG